CCACAAACCTAACCGGAAACACGCACGTATGCCTGTCGTTGGCTGGCTGTTTGCACTTGTGGCATTGGGCTTGAACGGCTGTTGCTACGGCTGACTTAAATGCTTGTTTCATGGCTTCTTCTCGAACAGTGTTTTTGCAAACTCTGAAATATTCATCTTTTTGTTTGCTTTCAGCTTTTGGAGTTTCTGCTTCCTCTTGCGTTCTCGGTCTTTTGTTCTGCTGAATTTCATTTCTTCCTCCGCGCTATTGGGGTGATGAGGACGGGTACTGCACGGTCGCCCTTGGAACGGCAATAACTCCATGTATTGCTTTTACCACGGCAATGTTCGTGAATAGCTTCACTGCGAGTCTGCCACCATCCAGTGTGCAGGCCATAAGTTCCAGTTATCGCCCATCCTTTTTCCGCCTTAACCTTTGGCATCTTTGGCTCCTTCCGCGTGTAATTCTTTTAAAATTTCTCTGGCTTCTTCGAGCGACCTGTATTCAGTCAAAGTTACCCACCAGAAAAAACACTTCTTTTGAACTTTCCACCATAAACCACATGAGCCATGAGGCATTTTTCTGTACATCATCACCCACCCGCCTTGAACTTGGCGAGGGCTTCACGCAGCTGGTTGATAAAGTCTGCCGTAGCTGGCGCGTCTTTCCAGTTCGGGGTATCCCATCGTTGAATTACGGCATCAGCTGCTAGTACCAGCCCCTCCACAGCCTTTGTGTCGGGTTGCTGGGAGGTGGCTTGGATATACCTGCTGGCTGCAACCCGTAAAGTTTCAATCACCCCAATGGGCATTGCAGCGAAAGTTTCCGTTCCAAAATCTTTAATATCTGCGCCGTTGGGAGAGCCATTATTATAGCGCAAAACGTGTATCCATTTATATTTTATAGCGTCTGCGAATGTTCTGCGTTTTTCTTCTTCGCCAGCCAGTTGCCATTCATCGTCTGTCGGGATAGCCCCCGCCACATTCTCCGGCGTTGCTTGCGGCGTAGAGGTGGCGGCGCAATCACAGGTCTTTCCAAGTTTTTCCATTTGCTATGTCCCTTACTGTTGTTCTCGCCACTCCGAAACGTGACGCAATGTTAGAATGAGAAGCTGTGCCTATCATTCCCCTGATCTCAAATACATGGCTGTCAGATAGCTTCCTCGGCATCCGCTTTAGGCCGGTCATATGGGCATGTTTAAGATTGTCGCTGTATGAGCATAGTTCTAGGTTCTCTAGGTAATTGTTCTTCTTGTTCCCGTCTTTGTGGTTTGCGACTGCCCTGCCAGTGCCTGTATATTTCAGGAAACAATCAGCAACCAATCTGTGAACAGTTTTGGTTTTAGACCCGCCACCAGAAGCTCTGAGCGATACTATCAAGTATCCATTACCGTTGTCGGTGCTACTCAGTATCTTGCCAGTTGTTACATTTTTAATCCTCCCACGGTTGGAGGCTGCGTAGATGGGGAGTATTTCTGGCAATTGAATTGCCGCCCATATTTCTTCCTGCATGTCCGTCATGTCACTCCTCTTTTTGCTGCGCGGATGAGGGTTTCAATTGCCGCGACTCCCTGCTCGGAAAAATTGTACTTACGAAGAAAAGCAACAGCCTCCGCAACCTCCATCTGGGCGGGGTGGGCTAGGATATATTTTTGACGCTCTTTTTCCTTTAGAGAAAACCTGTTATCTAAAGTTTGCGGATAGTCCTTATCCACGAATATCTCATCAGGCATCAGCGGCTTGTCAGCCTTGTCGGGCGGGGTCATGGGGTTTCCTTCATGCTTTGTAAGATTGCGTGTCCGATTATTTCGGGGATTTGGGGCAAGACGGCGTTTCCGAGTTTGTTAATTCTGTCCACCGCATCGGGAAGCCCATAAGCCACTCTGTCCACATCGGGTTCAACCCAGAACTGCACATCTGCTTCCTGACTTTCTCGCCTACCATCTTGTCCAACTTCTTCCTCGCCTGCGCTCCCCCCGCTAATCCTACTGGCCCACCGCCCGGTAAACCTCGGCTGCACGGGGTAGGCCACAATCCAAGTCCTGTCCCTCTCTTGAGGGGAGCCAACGGCGTATGCTGGTATGCAATGCCATTCCGCATCGTACCCGACCTCGAACAAATTTTTGAGAATTTCAAAGAGTCCGTTGCTTCGCAGTCTCCCGACATTCTCAATGATGACAAATCGCGGTTCATGAGTCTTGATAAGGCGCAAGTAATCGGCCCAAAGGCCGCTTTGCTTCCCTGCAAGACCAGCACCCTTTCCTGCTCGGCTAATGTCTTGGCAGGGAAATCCCCCGGTAATAACGTCAACTGCTCCGTCATAATTCAGCGTCCTCACATCGTTAAAGATTGGAACATCAGGCCAATTTTTCTTCAAAACCTTCTGGCAGAACGGGTCTATCTCGCAGAAGGCAACCGTTTCAAAACCTCCGGTGCGCTCCAGCCCGAGGCTGAAACCGCCAATGCCTGAGAAAAGGTCGAGGACTTTAAGCTTAGCCATCACCTCACCCTCCCTCTGCCTTGGATAGCTTGAGGGGTGGGGGCGGGAGTGGTGTCCAATATTTTTCCGTCCATGCGTTTGAAATTTCGCTGCCGTCAAACGTGAAGCCCTCGTTAATATATTTACATGGTGATATGATGCGAAGATTCCCGCTGTCACAACCTTCAATAACCGCCATAAATTCCGTCCCATCCCTCGGCGCACTCTCAATTTTTTGCCACCCCCCATCGGTTTTGCTCTGGCTGGCGGCTTGGAGGGCGGCTTGCCATGCTTCCCACTGTAGATCTGGAAAATGCTCCGGCTTAGAAGCTGTTTTCAGATATTCCTCGAACGCTTCCCGCGCCTTATCCATGCTCATGTTATTCTTCCTCGTCGCCTACATTGAAAAAATTGACTTCCTGCATCCCGTTCAGGCGTTCGATGTTGGCCATTATTTCCTTGCGGTATTCGCCGCGTGTGAAAATAACGATATTTCCATCTGCACCTTGAAGCCACTGCACCGCTCCATATTGCCCTTCTTTGTGGCAAGCCTTCCAATAGGCGTTGGCAGCCTCAAGTAAGACCTCTCCCGCCTTGTAACGCTCACTATCCGTTGAAATATCTGCCATGTTATTTCCCTTTCTGGGTGGCTGCTGATTTGCAATTACACGTATTTGAATGTGACGCCATTTCTAATATCCTTTACTGCTGATCTGCCAACACCGACTAAACGCGCAGTTTCTTTTAAAGATTTTCCGGCCTTCAGGTGTTCCCTGATTATAAAAACCTTCTCAAAGGGCATATGCTTACTTCTCATCAGGCCATTGCGGAATGCATGGCCCATGTTTTCCTGTTCCGTAGCCCATTCAAGGTTCGATAGGGTGTTATTGGTCTTAATTCCGTCCTTATGGTTTACCTGCTTTTTCCATTCATGCTCTGGCGTAAAGCTTTTCATCATCAGCCTATGAACGCTGTGTGTCTTGGCTTTACCATCTTTATATATAGATACCTGAGAGTAACCGTGGGTGTGCGGATGCTGCTTCAGAATAATGTTGCGCTGCACAGACCTTACAAGTCCGGTGTCCGAAACTTGATACAGTCCGACATATCCGTAAACATCTACCCAATGAGCCAATTTCGCTGCCGTGGTCATGCCTTATCCTTTACTATTATGCCTTGTGGGTAGTGCTCCAAATATTCTGAAACCTCCCTATGGCTGAGAAAAGTTACGCCTTTTGAGAAATTGGATAACCCCTGTTGAAACTCTTGCGGTGTTTGAACCTCCGGCCCCTGCTCGGTGAGAAGGGCGCGGATGGTGGCGACAACGCTGCTATGCAAACATATCATATGCATATCGGGCGCAATTTCAGAGCCGAAACTTATAGCACGGCAGAAAGTATGAAAAGCCGCAGCGCGTTGTTGGGTGGTTATGGGCATGTTAACTCCGATACGATAAAAAGGTTAACCGCTATCCAGAAAAGATTTGTCACCCAAAACCAGCGGAAAAGAGAATTATACCTTCCCCAAAGTTTGTCGTAGTTTTCAGGCTCATAATATACTGGCATGTTACCGCACCTTTTCCGGCGAGTGTTTGGCTATCATGCGATCACATATGCCCATAAATGTATGCGCCGTAACTGGTGCTGGCTTCAAAGATGTGCCATCTCCGTATGTCAACGTATAAGCTATCGCGCGTATCTCCACCAAAGCCTCCACCAACTCAGCAACCGCCTCCTTATGCGCTGCGTGGGTGTTCCAGCGATGCACAACCTCTGCGGCCAATGCTTCGGCTGTTTCCTGTGCGCCTTCTGCGTAGTGCGAAAACCCTTTGTGCGGCCAACGGATAAGAATGTCGGCAGGGCTGTGAAAGTCTGTAAGAAGTCCATACGAAACGCCGCCAGAATTACCGCATTCCGTCTTGTCGAATACCAGATCGTAATCGTATCGCACATCAGGAGTAGGGCTATGCTTGTCTGTCATGGGGTGGCTCCGTTGAGGGGGTTACTGCTGGCTGGGTGGCTTGAAAATACCGTTTTCTATGATGAAACTAGGGGCGTATCCACCGTTCACGATGTTCTCGGCTGATTTCCTATTCCATGCCCCATCACCTCTTTTTTGATCCCAAAAGTCGCCATTCTTGACAAGGTATTCAACCAGTTCTTGCTTGGTGGCGAATGGTGGCGTGACGGGCGAACCTTCGGAAACGGTCTGCCAGATTTGAAACCATGTGGCTTCCTCGTCTTTCCAAGGGCGGTAATATGCGGGGTCTGGAGGATTTCCTTCATCGTTCAACCAATCGACAAGGCCTCTTGGATAGACTTCTTTTTCAAGGTCTGAAAGATCACCGCTGCGGATACGGTCAAATTCTGCAAGCCATTTTTCCATGACTTGTTCGAGGTTCTCGTCATACATAGGCTGGTCACACATTTCTCCCGAGTAGTCGTGCCTGAATTTCGGGTGTTCCCAATTCGGAGGAACCATTCTTAATTCTCTTCCCATCATCTATCTCCCTTGTTAACCGGCATGTTGTTATTCATTCCCGCTTTTCTTGCCCAGCGGTGGAAATGGGGCCAGCGGATTTTCTCGATGAATAATTGCTGGCTGGGTAGCTTGTTCTCATCCCATTTCATCGGGCATTTATGCTGCGGAAACAGTAGCGGCATCATCACACTCCTTCGTTTTTGCGCAGTACTCATCACAAGCCTTCCAGAAAGCAATCTGCTCAGGCGTGGGCTTGGTGATTTGTTCCAGAAATTTGTTGATTGGAAGTTCCCACATGTCACAGCCCCCTATTCGCACGGCTCTCGGCCATGCTCATCGTGCCGTAGCTGCGGCGGTGTCTGGCTGGTTGCGATTTCTCCCAGCGTTTGCGCCGCATGTTGCCGATGGTGTCATACAGCGCGATTAGGCTGCGGGTGATGATTTTGTTTTTCATTGTTTGCTCCTTCGTTAACACCAATCTAGCGGGTTTTGTGGCGTAGTCAACAAATATATTTGCTATTTATCGAGAAAATAAGAAACGGGCTTTTTCAGGTATTTAGCAATTAAAACAGCCGTTCCTACCTTGGGCTGCGTGCCTTTTTGCTCTATTGCGCCGATATTCTGCGCTGTGCAATTGGCAAGGTAGCCTAGGCCGTCAAGGGTGTAGCCCATGACTTTGCGCTGGGCTTTTTGGCGTTGGCCGTTCCAGTTCATTTCATTTTCTCCTGCTCGGAGTCAATTATTTCAAAAGCATGTTTCATAGCCGCCGCCGTTAAATCCGCATCTGATAAAAACCTCACAGGCTTGATGGTTATTTCATCAGCACCTGTTCTGGTGGCTTCGCATTCCATTTGGCCATCCATGGTAACAAGCGTTAGCTGCGTTGTGTCACCGATACGCATTTCAGAAATATCTATTGTTGCGCTCATGTCCTCTGTTCCTTTCGTATTGCGGTTATGGCTTGGGTCATGGCTTGGCCTCGCAAACGTGCATGATGTACCCGCCATCAGTAGGCTCTTTCCATTCCTTGACGTAGAGGCAATGCGTCCGGTGAATGTGATAGGGGTTAACGCAATTGGCCACGACGATTGCACAAAGCATTATCGTGATGATAAAGGTTAAGTAAATTTGCATCTCTCTCATCCCTCCAACAAACAATTAAGCTCATCGCCAAGTGTGGTTATGGCGGCTTGGGCTGCTTCCATCGTTGAAAAATACGGAAGCATGAAGTTGTCCATTGTGAACGTCCGAGCGGTTGCAACCCACTCTTTCTGACTGTTGTCGAAAACAATCGAATATATGCATTTTCCATTGCCCCAAACAGGCTTGTACCCTCCCGCCAATTCACGCAGCTTCTGGATGACATTCAGCTTCTTCACATGCAGTTCGGCGGCTTCTTTTGTGGGGAAACAGTTGCCGAAATAGTTGTACTCGATAGCGTCAAAGCCGTGTCCAGAGCCGCATACAGACCCATTGCCAGTTACACAATAGCCCTCATTAAATTTTGCAGGCTTCCAGCATCCCTCCGGCTCATCCAGCATCTTTCTCAATTTATCGATATGCGCTGCTGCCTCGCGCTGGGTCTGCTCGGCCTTGGTTATCTCGGATAGTAGGTTTTGGCGGTTCATGGTTTTTCCTCCGTTTTTACAAGACCACGCATATCACGATGCTCAATCGGCTCTTGGGATTCAGTCGAAACTGAATAAGTCACCATCACAGGCACAAGGCGCGTTTCCCAGCACCAGTGGCTACATTCCTCGGTAGATTGAATTTCAGCCAAGAACCAGAAGCGTAATGCGTTTGCCGCTTCGTAGGTCATAAGGCCGAAAATATCCCCCCATGCTTCGTAACGGGCTTTGGTAGGAACACCGCCTTGGCCTTTTTTGAAATTCAGCCTTTGCCAGCGGTTGTCAAAAACATCTCCACCGAATGCTGTTGGCTTGTAAGAATTAAACCGCACTTCGACAACATAGCGGAGATCGTTTCCAGCCATAGACTGCTCAGGTTTCTTTTTATCTGTCATCTCACTCCCCCTTCACATGTTCGCGGATTTTGGTGGGCATGGTTATTGATCCTTCAGGTGAACATTGCCCAGCTGTCATCATCGATGTGCCAGCCAAGTGTGGTTAACAGTTTTCCGTCTTCTGAATTTTTGGGGATTTGGCTATCATCACATGGCCCGAAAAGGATTTCATGGCCTGTGTACCACCCGTATTTGGTGTCTAAACCAGCGGGCAGATTTCTCGCAAAGATATCGATTGCCAGTAACATTCCCCTGAGCGTCCTCGCCTCTGGATGTGTGAGGTACGTATCCCCGCTGTCTCCTTCTTCGTCCGTCATTCTCTCTCTCCTTCGTTGTCTCGTTATGCCTTTTTACAGGCAGTATGAATTTACAATATCTTTGATGCGTTTCATAGATGAAACCCCATCTTCCATGTAAGCCTCGTTAATTCTGTTAATAAATTTTCTAACATAGGCAATCTTTCTTTTTTCAGCTATTTTGTTGTTTCTCCACTCAGTCCAGTATTTTTCAAGGATGTATTTACGATAAAGGTCATAAATATTTTCGTAGTGAAAATAAACCATTAGCGGGTCGGTAAAATGTGGCCTTTTGTACACAAGGTTGTGGCCGGAAAAATCAAGGTTAACTTTCATATCGCACCCATTTTAAAATCCAACCGCAGCGTATTTCCTCACCTGCGGCATTCTCGTTCGTTTCAACCTATGCACCTTCCCCGCAATCAGGTAGCGGGTTTGAGTGGGGGGCCAGATCATTAAATCATCTTCTCAGTCTTGAGTTTCGCAGGAAACATCATCGGCTCTCTAACCGCCGCTTCAATTCTCCTGCATGACAGATCAAAATACTTCATGCTTTTTTCAACGCCGATAAACTTACGGCCTAACTTCACGCACGATACCCCACCTGTACCACTTCCCATGAAGGGGTCTAAAACTGTGTCGCCTTCAAGGCTTGCCTTGTTAACCAGCCAATCCCATGCCGCTTGAGGCTTTGCGCATGGGTGTTCATCCGTGCTGGCCTTCTCTGTAACCTGCCTGTGCAGATGGTCGATGGTTTTACCTAGCCTCGGGTCATCACCGTAGAACAATATCGGTTGCCAAGTCGTGCGCCCCCAGAAGGACATTCCACACGCGGCGGGTTGAAAGAATATGCCTACGTCTTTTGGCTCTGGATAAAACATCATAGCCTTAGGCCCCGGTGTTATTGCCGCCCGTTTCGTTGTACCAAGGAACTTCGCTATCGCGGGGATGATTTTAGACCTGACATTGAACATCGTATCATCGTGTTCATCATAGGCGTTCTTCTTACGTGATACGCCAATCGTTCCAGTTTTCTGTCCCAACCCATACGGAGGGTCAGTAATAAGAGAGTCTGCGAATATCTCCATATCGTAGCAATCGCCAAGATACAGCGTGCAACCTCCAATGACCTCTGTGCGCATTTTAATCACCCAGCTGCCCCCGCCAAAAATCCAGCCATTTTTGCCAGATGGTTCGTTTCTTTGTGCGGTAAAAACGGTTGTCGTTCATGGCATCACCATGAGGACGCAAATCATAATAGCTACGTCTGCCAGAAATAACCCAAGTGCTGCAAGCCTTCCACAAATCGAATCCGCGATAAAAGCATTTGCGAATGCCCCTACTGCATTGAAACCTAAAATGGTCAGGATAAAGATTTTCACGTTTTCTTCCTCCCGTAATACTGTGCCAGCGCGTACTCAATCTCTTGGCTCTGGCTGCGGTTGTTCTTCTTTGCCGAGTTGACCACGGCTTGTTTCAGCTTGTTGTCAACGTAGCCCTGTAGGCTTGCTTTTGCGGTTGGCATTAGAGGCTCCCTTCAAACGGGGCAAAAGGAATCTGATCGATTTCCTCGTTAAGACCGCCGCCAGCCTTCGGGGCTTCCTGCTTCGGCTCTGGCTGCTCGTCCTTGTCGCCCTTCGGCTCGAACATCGAAACCATGACTGTGTTCCCGCCTTCCTTGAACGGAACGCCAGCGGGGTTAAAGCTGCGTTCCAGCAGAATGAATGTGCCGCCATCGTCCTTTTCCATCACCACGCCAATGTTCTGGTAGCGGTTCTTTTCTTTTCCGTTGCTGGTGTAGCTGCCGACTTTTACGGCGAGATCGTAACGTTTTTTAGCCATAGTTATTCTCCTGTTTTCTCTGTTGAAATTCCGGTTGTCTGTTCATCAAGCACCCTTTGCAATTCGGCCTTAACCTCGTCCTTCTTCTGGATAAGGTCTGCGGCCAAGTCCTCGGGAAGGGATTTTAGCGTCTTGGCGTACCCTGTCCATGTTTTCTTGAGCGCGTCAAGGTCGGGTGATGCACCGATTTTCTTGATTGCCTGTTCATGCACCTGCTCGGCCTGTTCACGGTCTATTGCCATGCTGAAATTCTGCGAAGGCTGTTCAACCGTTGACTGCTCCATTTCGTCATTCGTATACAGGCCAGACAATTCCTGCGGAAACGCCTTGCGCAATGCCAGAGCTTCGGCGCACTTCGCAATCATGGTGTCTCCCATGGATTTCCACATCTTGGTTAGCTGGCCCTCTTTATTGCGCTGGGCATAGGCATTGAACCGCGCCACGCCCCAGCATGGCTCTTGGAAGCCCTTGCGCCACACGCCCACGCGGCTTGCTACGGGGCTTTCATCGGATACCCATACATCCTTCCAAACGCCATCAGTGCCGCACCAGAACGGCCCGACTTGGCCTGCATAGTCGCCCGTGCGCTCTGCGATCAGCCGGAATCCATCGATGGAAGTCTGCATGGCCATGACTTCCTTGCGCAGGTTGTTATCCCAGCGTTTGATAGCGTAAATCTGCCGTGCCAGCGGGTTAAGTCCGGTTTGCTTGGCTTGGTACAGGAACAGTTTCAATTCCGTATCCGTTGCGCCCTTGCAGATGGTGTCTTTGATAAGCGTGATTTCTTCCTGCGAAAACGATGCAGGCTCGATTGTTTGTAATGCGGTCATGTTATTATCCTTCGGTTATTGTTCTTGTAATCACTTTACTACAAAGCAACCCGAAGTCAATAATATTTGAAAATTATTTTAGCCGAGGGTTATAACGACTTTGCCGTTTTTCTCTATATTATCGGAAATATCATAGGTAACTGGCCGGAAATACTTATCATCCAGCCCGATAGCTTCGGAAATAGCGTCAAATCCGGCCTTCATGGCGGTCATTAGTCCGTCACCGTCACGGCTGCGCTTGTCTGGTGGCACGAATACCACGCTTAAATGCTGCCTGCCACGCGGTGGAACGCCGGAAAGCTGCGCCCTAAACGAGTTCCAAGCTATCACATAGCACATAGCGCGGTATGACTTGGCAATCTTGCCCTTTGCAGCCCAATGCATCCCACGCGCCCTGTTAGGCATTAACTCTTTCGGCGGCCACGGCAGCTCAATTACCAGCATCAGATACCTCTTTGGCTGCTTCTCTAAGCATCTTATATAAATCCCAGTTAATAATTATGTTTTTTTGATGTTTGAAACCAAGTTTTGAAACATAGTTAATCGTTGAAACTAGTGGTACGAAATGCTCGTTTTCAAGAAATTTATTGCCATCATCATAAGCGTCTTTCAATGTTTTAAGGCAACCGCATATTTCTTTCGGGTCAATTTCCCTGTATCCGCTACCGAATTTAGAGATAATCGGATATGCCCACAATTTGGCAATTGCCCTGCTATATAATTCCTCAAGGTTTCTACGCCTGTTCTTTCTTTCTTCCGGACTTAAACTGGTGACATAGTGAATTAAATCCAGTGATGAAACTGAATTGTCACCTTTTTTATACGGATTTATTATTTCACCCATGAAACAGCTTCTCCCTAGCATACAAAATCTTGTTTGACGCGCTCCAATAGTCCGAAGTCAGCAGCTGCAGATCATACGCGAATTTATCCAAATCAGCCCGTTCCTCGCAAGCCTTGAACATGCAAGCCCCATCGCCACAGGTCGGCAGGCCGTGCTTATTGCCCCGCATCACAATCGTGCCAGAAGTTGCGCCGCAGCATACGCATGGCAGTTTGTTCAGAAACGCTGTTATGTCGGGGTTTAGGGGGAGGTATTTGGGGTATTTTCGGGTCAAAGCAATTCACCTTGTCCTTCATTCGGATTTATGAATGTGATTTGGCTGGGCAGTTCGATACCATGACAAAACCACGCGCTGAAGAATTGTGCGCCCGTTCCTTCACCTGAAGGCGTTTCGTAGTTAATGCGCTCAGGCGGCATTAGAAGGCTGATACCATTCTTTCGGTACATCTGGACGCGCTCTTGCTCTCCGAGTGCGGCAAGCGGCATCAGCAGCGCAAACGGTCTGCAAAGCGTATAGCACCGCGATATGATTTTATCTTTGATTGAATAGGGCGGGTTCATCACAATCAGGTCGAATGCTTCCGGTTGCCAGCGCAGGAAGTCATGGCCGGTTTTAATATCAGTGCCGATAACGTCAAAGCCATCCGTTTGAAGGGTACGCACGATGTTTCCCTTGCCGCATGACCCCTCCCAAATAACGCCTTTTGGCAGATATGGGGTAAGCCAGCGCACAGCATGGGGTGGTGTTTGGAAGTCATCAGGCGCATTTACGCGCATGGGCGGCATGTTGGACTTAGGCTTTTCGTCTGGTGCGTATTCTTCGCCCAGCATATCAATTGCAACATCAGCCAAGATACACGCACCCTTTCATGCCGGATTGCAGCCATTCAAGCACCGTATTGTGCTGGACGCAGCCCATGGGGCAGAGGTTGTCGCGGCCTAGCACCCAATTATCGAGGTCATAGCTGGCATATAGCACAGCAGGCTCTGTCGGCTCCCATGCAATGACGTTCCATGCTTCGCCATCGTTGACAAGCAGTGTTACCACGTGCCGCCCGTTTACCACGCTGCGGCGGGGGGTGTGCGTAAGCTGTAGGATTGTTTCCCATGAAACACCGGGCAATGCCTTATCCATGGCGACAATCTCGGGCATATCGTAGAACGCCTGAAACATGCTTGGAACGCCTTTAAGCGTCTTATGCAGTGCGTTGTGCTGCTCAAGCCAGATCAGGTGGTGTGCATGTTCCATGGGGTGGTGGGGGGCTGTGGTGGGCATGTTAACTCCTATTGCAGGGGAATGTCGTGATACTCTGGTTCTTGCAGGGGCATTTGCTCAGGAATAGGCTTGACGCGCTCCCAAACCTTTTCCGCTTTCTTGCCTGTCCATCGCGTGACGTTTTTAAAGCCGATTTTCTTCAGGCAGTTTATCACTCGGTTACGCGCCCTGCCGTCCTGCTTGCCAAGATCTGGGATGATTTCTTTAAGGACTTTATCAAGTTTTACGTGGTTAAGACCATCAGTAAGAGATGTAATGGCCGATTCCCAAACATCTTCCTCAAGCCTTGATGCCTGCTCCTGCTCGACCAGCGCATAAACCCTATCACCATGGTCAATGTGGAATTTCTCGCCTGATTTATAAACGTGCACGGCTTCGGCCCAAAGCTGCTCGCGGTTGTCAGCGATAGCTTGGAAGTCTATCTTGCCGACCTTGACAGGCCAATAACGGCGGTTGCCGCTGGGGTCGCGCAGCCATTCATCCTTGTTTGTCGTACCGGCCAGAATAAACTGGCGGGGGTAGCGGGTAATAGCGTTTTCATATTTCTTCTGGATTTCATCGCTTTGGAGCGTAATCCATTTCTTCAGCTCGGTGTCATCCTTCTTGCCCATGCCGTCCAGCTCTGCAATCTCGATGATGACGCGCCCCTGAAGCTGCTGGATGGCCTTGCGGTCGTTGATTTCAGCAAAGCTCAGGTTGTCGCAGAAGTATTCAAACTTGCCATCGAACGTAGCCAGCATACGCAGCGCGGATGATTTGCCGCTACCCTGAGTGCCTTCAAGCACAAGCATATGGTCAAACTTGATGCCTGCGTTAAATATACGTGCCGCGCCGCCTACAAGCCATGATGTGCCAACCTTGGCTAGGTACTCCGCGTTCTGTGTAGAACCCATATAGTCGCGCAGCCAAGTCGCTAGGCGGGGCTTTCCATCCCATACCATGCGGTTCAGGCGCACTCTAAGCGGGTGTATCTTGTGATTGTGCGCCACAACCTTGATAGCGTCTGCCGTGCGCGTATTCGTACAATCAAGGCCCAGACGCTCAAGCTTGGCCGAAAGGTTGATAATGTCGTACTGGTCGAACGGGCGCGGCACGAACTGCCTGCTGTTATCCCATGGTGGCCGCTTGCAAAGGAAAATCTCATCGGCAAATTCGTTTAGAACAAACAAGCCTTTGTAATTCGTTTCAATGGCGGCGATTGTGTTCTCAATCGAGTCGCGCTTGAACTTGCCGTTTTCCTTGGTTACAGGGCTGAAAACCTCTATGCGATTGTCGCCATAGTCAGGCTCGTACCCCGTTAAATCATCACCCCCGATATGGTGCAAACTACTATTAGCAGGGCCAACAGGAGACATATCGGGGGCTTCACCGTCAATAGACGGATTACTGAAATGCTGAATTTCTGATTTTGGTTCCAAGAATTAGCCCCTGATTTCGTAGTTTGCAGGTAAATTTTACGATGATTGGAACTAAAATGGCAAGAGGAAATTTAACGATTATTAACATAAAGTTAATAAATCTTGCGAAAAACCTTACCGCATTACCGCCCTTACCCCTCCTTACCCCTAAAAACGATATCTCATACCCTCTATATATCATATATATTTATAATATAATATTAGGAGTAAGAGAGGTAAGAGGGGTAAGGTGCTTGATATTAAAAGCGTATTTCCTTACCGCAACATTACCGACCATAATACTGCGGTAATGAATGGTTAACGGCAAGAAAAAACCCCTCCGGCTTTCACCGAAGGGGCTGAGTTGGATTGTCGAAGGAGATTTGAGGTTAGCATATCCTGAGAATTTTGGTATAGTGTTTTGAGCATCGTTCGGAGGAAAAACACGTGGAACAATTCCCAATCAAACCATTCACGCTTCCAAAATGTGGTGGGTTTGTTGAAAAACCTAGAATTCGGGTCAAGGCTTGGCGCGAACCAAAAACTTTATGGACATTTTCATATCCTTGGGGAAAGTCATCAACGTGGATTGGCGCATCGGAATTTTTCCTTTTGCGTTAACCAAAAATTAATATATAATCCTTTTCGGGGCAATGTGCCTATTTTTTAGGCATATTATTTGATAATCAAAAGGAAAATCGTTAATAAATGGCTGGAAACAAAAATTCAGGCCACCGAATTGACAAGGCTGCAATGCTCGTTGCTTCTTTAGCCCGTGAACATACTGAAAAGGCTATCAAAAAACTTGCAAAGCTTATCGATGATGGCGAAACCGATGCTGTTAAACTAGCTGCGGCTCAGGCTTTGCTAGATCGCGGCTGGGGTAAACCCGCGCAATCCGTCATGCTACAAGGCGATGAGGATAAACCTCTGCAAGCGATGATTAAGGTTACCTTTGTAGGCGCAGAGCCTGATGCAAAGTGAAATAGCCCTGCAAATCCCGAAGGCGTATCAAGAGCTATTCCTGCCTGCGGATTACAAGGTCTATTACGGAGGTCGCGGCTCTGGCAAGTCGGAAAGCTTCGCACGGGCTTTGCTCGTTCAGGGAATGCAGCAGAAGCATCTCATTCTCTGCACCCGCGAGTTCCAGGCATCGATGCAGGACAGCGTACACCGGATGCTTGCCACAACCATCCTAAACAACGGGCTGGCTGACCAGTACGAGGTGCTGCAATCGGTTATCAGGCATCGCTCTAATGGCACGGAATTCATCTTCAAAGGCCTTCGCCACAACATCACCGAGATTAAAGGCTTGCATGGAATAACGCGGGTCTGGGCGGAGGAATCGGAAAATATCAGCTATCGCTCTTGGGAAGTGCTGATGCCAACCATCCGAACCGAGGGCGCGGAAATATGGGTATCGTTCAACACGAAAAACCCGACTGACCCGACTTACGAGATTTTCGTCAAAAACCAGCTACCCAATTCCATCGTGCGCAAGGTGTCGTTCAAGGATAACCCGTTCTTTCCTGAGTTCCTGCGAAAGCAGATGGAATACACCCGCGAACGTGACCCCGAGAAATTCAGCCACGTCTGGATGGGTAACTTTGATACAAGGCGCACCGGCGCAGTTTATGGCCGTCAGATCGCCGCAATGCGCGAGGATGGCCGCATAACCAAAGTTCCGTATAATCCCGGCCATGAAGTTTTCACCGCATGGGATTTGGGCTATGGCGATGCTACCAGCATCTGGTGGCTGCAATGGGTTGGGCGCGAATTGCGCTGGCTTGAATGCTATGAAAACAGCGGTGAAATGCTCGGGCATTATGTCGAGGTTGTGAAGGCGCGGAAATACAATTACGCGCAAACGCCTGTGTATCTGCCACATGACGGCGGGGCTGGCAACATTCGCGGCGATAGCGTGGCGAACCAGCTGCGCAGCATGGGCCTTGATAACATCGTCATTCCACGTGAAACAGACATAACGCCCGGTCTTGAGTTGATGCGACAGACGCTGGCATTCAGCGTTATGGATGCGGATAATTGCAAGGATGGCATTCACGCGCTGGAAAACTACGGCTACGAATGGGATGAGGACAGGAATGTTTTCAAGCCCAAGCCGCTGCACAATTGGGCATCGCATTACGCCGATGCGGCACGATACGCGGCGCAGGCTGCAAAGCTTGCAAGGGATTCACTCACAAAGCTGGTCGTAAACGAACCGGGCAGCTCGGCATTTAACGCAGGAGTTTGGTAACCATGGCAATCAAAGAACAACCCGAAGTCATCAGGCGCATGATGGCCAATTTCAAGCTGTCCGAGGACGCAAGCTCTGAGAACAGGCGCAACGGTCTGGACGCTATGAAATTCAGGCGCGGTGGCAAAGACCAGTGGGATACCAGCGTTTATACGATGTTCGGCGAGCAGAACAAGCCCCGCGAAAGCTATAACCAAATCCCGCAGTTTGTCCACCAAGTCACGAACGAGATGCGGATTAACATGCCGCAGACACGTTTCGCACCCGGCACGAACGGCAGCGAGAAGGTTGCGGAGGTCTACGAGGATTTGGCCCGTGCAATTCAATCAACGTCAGAAGCGGAAGTTGCCTATGACATTGCCGCAGATAGCCAAGTAACCATCGGCTGGGGCTATTGGCGTTATCTGACCAAATACGAAAATGATATGTCCTTTGACCAGATTATCGTCATCAGCGCAGTTCCGAACGCATTTATGATTTACGATGACCCCGGCACGCGGGAGCAGGACAAGTCAGATCGCCGCTGGCTGATTGAGGTGTCGGACATTCCGCTGTCCGAGTTTAATACCGATTACAAAAAAGACCTGAGCCTGACCGACCTTGAAAGCATTGGAGACAGTTCCCCCAAATGGGCGACAAACAACAGCATCCGCGTGGCCGAATATTGGGAGGTAGAACACCAGAAAAAGATTCTGTACCGCGATGCAATGGGCGTTGTGTCTGACCAGCCGCCGATTATCCCCATCCAGTTCGAGCAGCGTGAGGTAATGGTTCCCGTTGTGAAATGGTACAAGTGCAACGCGGTTGAGGTGCTGGAAGAAGCTACATGGCCGGGTAAATATATCCCGTATGTTTTCGTGGCAGGCGAGACCCTGAACGTGGACGGCCAAATCTATTATACCGGCATTGTCGAGGGCATGATGGCCCCGCAGCGGCAGTACAATTATTGGCTGAACAGCGCAACCGAAGTTGTGGCACTTGCCCCCAAAGCCCCGTTCATTGGCGCGGTTGGGCAGTTCGAGGGGCTTGAGAAGTTCTGGGATAATGCCAACATCAAAAACTATCCATGGCTGCCGTACAAGCCCATTACCATCAACGGCACGCTTGCACCTGCCCCGCAGCGCAACAGCCCCGGCGCGGATATTAGCTCAATCCTTGCCCTTGTGCAGCAGGCACAGAACAACTTCTACACCACCACCGGCATTTACCCCGCATCGCTGGGCCAGCAGAGCAACGAGAAATCAGGCAAGGCAATCATCGCACGGCAGAAGGAGGGTGACGTTTCCACATTCCATTTCCAAGATAACCTTGCCCGTGCCCAGCGCTTCGGTGGCCGTATCCTTGCCGACCTGTTCCAGAAAATCTATGACGGCAGCCGCGTATTGCGCCTGTTGAAAGAGGACGGCACGAAATGGACGGCAAAGGTTAACACGCCTGAAATGGGGCCTGATGGTCAAGAACAAGTCTTGGATATGACAACGGGCGTTTATGACGTTGCCGTCACCACCGGCCCGAGCTACACCACAAAGCGGCAGGAAAGCGCAGAGAGCATGACACAGATGGCGCAGGCTTACCCGCCCCTGATGCAGATTGCAGGCCCCCAGATCGTGCGCAGCTTCGATTGGCCCGGTGCAAACGAGATTGCCGAAGCCATGGAACGCGCCATGCCCCCGCAGCTGCAAACCCCGCCGGATATGGAGGACGTACCGCCGCAGATTATCGGCAAGCTACAGCAGCAGGAGCAGCAAATCGGCCAGCTTAATCAGGCGTTGGAAGTCGCCACGGCTGAATTGCAGAAGGCAACGGCTGAGGTCGAAAGCAAAAACGCGGATATTCAGCTTAAAGGCACTGATATGCAAATTAAGATGGAACAATCCCAGATGGATGCGCAAATCAAGATGGAAGAACTTGCGCTGAAACGCGAGGAACTGGCACTAAAACGCGCCGAATTGGAGCTTGAACACCAGCGATTACTTGTGGAAGCAAGTAAACCGCAAGTATCCGAGAATAATACTTGACGGTTGCCTAATATTTAGGCAAACTACTCAAAGTTAAACTTTGTCCTGAAGGGGTATGGAGTGACTGAACAAAATAATGGCGGGTCTCCCGCTGTCGAGTCCAAATCGGACTACGTATTGGCATCCGAACAGGAAGCCGCAGAACAAAAGCCGGTGGAAACCGCTGGCGAACCAGAAAAAACCGACACAGAGGAAAGCCAACCCAAGCCCAAGAAGCTTGGCGGGTATCAAAGGCGCATCCAGAACCTGAGCGCGGAAAATATGCGTATGGCACAGGAGCTTGAACAGCTTCGGGCCGCGCAAAATCCGCAAAAGGTTCAACAGCCCGAGAAAACACCCGCTGCGGCTCAGGCAAAAGCGGACGGCGAACCTGACATGAACGATTTCGAGAATGTCCTCGATTACCTCAAAGCGCACCAAAAATGGGAAAGCGCAGAGGCAATTAAGGCATTTAAGGAAACCGAGACCAAAACCGCGCAGGAGCAGAAAGCTGCGGTAGAGTTCGAGGAAAAGCAGGCGGCATTTGATGAACGCGTTGAAAGCATCATCGACAAAGTGCCTGATTTTTACGAACGCGCCAGAGCTTTGTACCAGCAGGGTCTTGTCACTCCGGCAGTTGAAAGTGCCGTGATTGATTCCCCTGTTGGCGAGATGGTTACGCTGTATTTTATGGCGCACCCTCACGAGCTTGAAGCCCTGCATGGCAAGTCAGAAGCGCAAGTATACCGCGCTGTGGCTTTGATCGAGGCAAAACTCGTTGGTGTTCAGCAACCTGTGGTCGGCAAGCAAACACGTGCTGCCGCGCCTATTAATCCGGTGAAATCCACCCAAGGAACGCAGAAAACCCTTGCGGACGATCTGCCCTACGATGAGTGGAAGAAGCTTAGGAATGATGGCCTGCGGCGGTAATCTTAACCGCTAACCTACAGGTCTTAAAATGTCAAATACTCTGCTTACCATCGGGATGATTACCCGCGAGGCTCTGCGAGTGCTCGAAAACCAACTCGCCTTTACCAAAAACGTCAACACCAACTACGAAGACCAGTTTGCACGCTCCGGCGCGAAAATTGGCGATACCGTCAACGTGCGCGTTCCCCCGCGTTACATTGGCCGTACCGGCCCCGCGCTGCAAGTGGAAAGCTCGACTGAATCGAGCGTGCCGCTGACGCTGAGCCAAGCTGGTTGCGACTTGTCTTTCAACACGAAAGACCTCACCCTGTCCATCGATGACTTCAGCAAGCGTTTCATCACGCCTGCGGTTGCCACGATTGCAAACAAGGTGGATTTTGACGGCCTTCAGCTGTACAAAAAAGTCTACAACACCGTTGGCGCATCGGGCACTCCCCTGACCTTCAACACGCTCGGCCTTGCGAATGCTACTCTTGACAGCATGGCCACCCCGTTTGACGGTCTCCGCACCGCCTGCCTTGAGCCTTTCTCGACTGCTGAAATCCAGCAGGACACGAAGGGTCTGTTCCAATCCTCTAGCGTTATTTCCGACCAGTACGAGTCGGGCCGCTTCATGGAAGGCGCAGGCTTCAAGGGCTACACGGCGCAGAACGTTGCAACCCACACTGTCGGCACGTACGGCGGCACTCCCGTGACCAACGGCGCGAACCAGACCGGTTCCAGCCTTGTGACGGACGGCTGGACGGCAACCACCACGACCCTGAACGTTGGCGATACCTTCACCATCCAAGACGTTTACTCGGTCAACCCGCAAAACCGCCAATCGACCGGCAAGCTGCAACAATTCGTTGTGACGGCTGCCACGGTTACGGACGTTTCGGGCAACTCGACCATCGCAATCAGCCCCGCAATCATCGCTTCTGGTGCTTTCCAGACGGTGAGCGCAGCTGCTGGCGATGGCAAGACCATCACGGTAACCTCGGGCGCATCTGGTGCAACCACGAAGATGAACATGGGCTTCCATCGCGATGCCTTCACGTTCGCTTCGGTTGACATGATCCTGCCCAAAGGTGTCCACATGGCTGACCGCGTAACCAGCAAAGCATCGGGCATCTCGCTCCGCGCTGTGCAGGCTTACGATATCAACTCTGACCAGATGCCGCTTCGTCTGGACATTCTCTACGGCTGGGCTGCTACCTATCCGCAACTTGCAACCCGCATCCTGCGCTAACAGAAGGAAACCAAAACTATGTCGTTTAACACAGAAGTCTCCCCCATTATCAGCAACCCGAACCCGTATCCCGATGGTGCGATGGCTGCTGCTGCATGGGATGCCGTTGTGCCTGCCGGTTCTGCTATCGGTGACGCTACGGCACTCGCCAAGCCGCTCTCGGTTGTCACCGGCGCGGACGGCACTAAAGGCGTGGTTCTCCCTACGCCTACTTTCGGAACCGAGCAGTTCATGGTCTATTCGGCCACTGCAACCTCCGGCCTGAAGATCTACCCGCCCTCCGGCGGCGCGATTAACGGCGGCTCGGCTTCGGCGGCAATCACGATTGAGGGTAAATCCCTTGCTCTGCTGATTGCGCTGGATACGTCCGGCAACTATGCGGCCATTTACACCGCTAACTCGTAAACAGAACGGGCGGGGGCTTAAAACGCTCCCGCCTATTCTTTTCAAATTTTAAGGAATTACAATGACCCAGCAGACACTCACCCAAGAAGGCGCATTTTCCAACGACCAGCGCAAACAGATTAACGAAAACTTTGACGAGCTTTACACGCTTGTCGGTGCAGGCAACTTCGCAGTTTCGGCTGAATCGCTGGAAGTCGCGGAAGCAACGGAACTCAACGGCCCTGTCGATATGGCTGAAACGCTCGATGTTGTCGGCGCAGTCACGGCGGCTTCGTTCTCCGGTATCGGCGCAGTGGCTGTTGCACGCCAGAGCGCAGACGTTGTGGTCGATGAAAGCGCAACGCTGACGGCACTCACCGGCCTGTCTCATACGGTTGTGGCAGGCACTTACGCCTACCGCATTAACGTGCAGGCACTCTCCACGGCCAACGGCGGCGTTAAAGTCGGCTTTGCCCTGACCACGGCTGTGCTGACCTCCATCCAGAACGTGGGTAAAGGTACTACGGCAGCAGGCGCAGGCGCATCGGCACGCACCACCACGGCAACCACCGGCGCAACCCTGTACGGCTCTACGGCGGCTGTTACGGGCGTTGTCATCGAGGGTACGATGGTTGTGGCTACCGGCGGCACGTTCGCACTCCAAGGCGCACAGAACGCTTCCCATGCGGATGAAACCACGTTCTACACGGGCAGCACGTTTGAACTGACACGCATTGCATAAGGGGAATTAATATGGCTAAACCAAAGAAAATAGCGGTGGTTGAGAATGAAGCCATCCCCGATGCAACGGCACTTCCGGCTGAGGTCGCCGCCCCCGCTATGGCGGCTCCTCAAGCGGAAGTGGTTTGCGGTTACACGGGAGCTAAAGACCCGACAAAACTGGACGCTTCCGACCTGAATTATACCCATCAAGGAAGCCCCGCGCATCTCGCATGGCTTAAACTCAAGGGGCTGTAATGGCCGATACATCGCTGACACTCATTACGGATGCAATGCTTGATATAGGCGTTTTGGCCGCTGATGAGGTTCCAACCGCTGGCCAAGCTAATCAGGCATTACGCCGCCTGAATAACATGATTGACAGCTGGAACACCGAAAACCTCGCCGTTTATGGCGCAACGCAGCAGATTGTGCAGCTTGTGGCGAACCAGCAGGAATATACCATCGGGCCGGGGGGTGATGTTGACATTCCCCGCCCGAACGACATTACGCAGGCAGCAGCGCGTCAAATGTCACTTCAGCCCGAACAGCGCATCGATTACCCGCTATACATCCTGAACGATGCTGAATGGCAATCCGTGCCACAAAAGAAGCTGCAAAGCTCATGGCCGAATATGGCTGTGTATTTCAATATGACATATCCGCTGATTACGGCGCATGTTTACCCCTCGCCCACAACGGGCGAATTTGCGCTTGTGTTCTGGTATATCGGCATCCTGTCTAACCTTGCGCTGAATACGGTCATCAATCTCCCGCCCGGATACAAACGCGCACTGACGGCGAACCTGTGCATTGAAATTGCATCATCCTATGGCGTTGAGGTTCCGGCCAGCGTGCAGCAGATCGCGGTATCCTCGAAAGCGGACATTAAGACGCAGAACCTTCAAATCAATGAAATGAGCCTTGACAGCGAATTGCGGAACGGGCGTTACAACATCTTTACGGATTTGTTTAACAGATGAAAGCCGGTCTAGTAGGCCCATCTTACATGCAACGCTCTTTGCCGTTTGACGCGCAGAGAACCATCAATCTGTTTCCGATTATGGATCAGTTCGGTAAAGAGCCTGCTTCGCTCTTGGGAACACCGGGCAAGCTTCTTTTGGGCACAACGGGCGTAGGCTCTGGCCGTGGGTGCTATCGTGCTTCCAACGGGCGCGGGTTCACCGTCACCGGCGGCACGCTGTATGAGGTTTTCAGCAACGGTGTAAGCACCTCACGCGGCAGCCTTCCCACGGCATCAGGCCTTGTGCAGATGGCTGACAATGGCTTCCAGCTTGCGGTGTGCGATGGCGTAAACCTGTTTATGTTTACATTCGCCACAAATACCTTCGAGCAGATTACCGGCGGTGCGCAATACGTCACGGATGGCACGTTTCCGGCGGCCACGGCAGCATGGACGTTGGGCGCAAACTGGACGCTGTATACCGGATATGCCTTCGGCAATAACGCAAGCTCGGATTTGAGCCAAACGGCGGCTTCATCCCTGATTGCCGGAAAGCGTTACACCGTCACCTACAAAATCGGCGGCATCCAGTACGTCACCAACGGCACATTTGACACAAACACCGGCTGGACGCTTGGCGCAGGCTGGACAATCACCACCGGCGCGGCGCGGCGAACGGTTGCAGGCTCGGATGACATAAGCCAAACGGCAGCAAATACGCTTGTCAACGGCGAGAATTACATCTTTACCATGACCGTTTCCCGCACCTCGGGCAACTTGGCGGTGACGCTGGGCGGCGGTGCAGCAGGCGCAACCATCACGACCTCCGGCACGATTACGCAAACACTTACCGCTGGTGCGACACAGATTATCAACATCAACGCAACATCCTTTGTCGGCTCGATTGACAACGTATCGGTGACGAACGAAACCACGGGCGATATTGTTTTTGACCTTGGCGGCACTCTGGGCGTGCCGCGCACAGCACCGGGTGAATATGTCGAGACGCTTGTGGCAGGCGCAACGCAAACCATTAAATTCACGGGCACGGCATTCACAGGCACGGTTTCCGAAGTATCGGTGAAGGATATTTCAGCAGGTTTCACATCAGCCGCCACAATTACCTTCATTGACGGCTATTTTGTCATATCTGAAACGCCAACATCCGGCATTTTCCGCATATCCGGCCTTTATGACGGTTTCACATGGGCAAGCCTGCAATTCGCCACGGCAGAAAGCTCACCCGACAATCTGTTGAAAGTGACCAACGTAAACGGGCAGCTATGGCTCTCCGGAACGGAAACGACAGAGATATGGGCTAATACAGGGGCTTTGTCTTTCCCCTTCCAGCGTGTCTCTGGTGCGAAAATCGAGCATGGTGTTCTTTCGGCCAATTCCGGCCTTGCGCTTGATTCGTCATTCTTCTGGGTGGCATCCTCCCGCTTCGGTAAAGGCATTGTTTACCGCGCTGATGGTTTCAGCCCACAGCGGATTTCCACGGAGACAATCGAGCGCATCATTCAGGACGCGCCCGACCCCAGCACCATAAAGATATTCGCCTATGAGGATGATGGTCATACGTTCCTAGCCGTCACGGGCGGCGGCATGGATACCAGCTTCTATTATGACCTTGCCACATCTCTCTGGCATGAACGGGCATATTTGAACGAATTTGGCGAGTTCGAGCAGGAAACTGCGATAGATATGATGTTTTTTGCTGGCATTCAGGTGGTGATAGACCGCGAAAACGGTAATTTTTATCATCAGTCGCACGATTATTTCACAGATAACGGCGATTTAATCGCCCGTGAAAGAACTTTTACGCATATATTTGACGAAAACAAAAGGATGTTGTATCGTAATTTAACCGTTGGCTTCGAGACTGGCGTGGGCAATCAGAGTAATCCGGGACAAGACCCGACAGCTACTCTGTACATCTCAAATGATGGCGCAAAAACGTGGTCTGGCGGTTACATGCGATCAATCGGTAAAGTTGGCGAATATTTAAAGCGTGTCATTTTCTGGCAGCTTGGGCAGACGCGTCAACGCACCTTCCGCATACGCATTGCCGAGCCGGTAAAGGTCGCAATCACGGGGGCATGGTTCAATGCCTAATCGTTCATCGATTATCCCCGCATCAGAAAAGATTGTCGATAAGGCAGGCAAGGTTGTCATTCCATGGCTGTTGTTTTTCCAGCAGCTTATCAATGGTGATGCTGGAACGTCTTTTGTACCCGAATTTACCGACCTGACGCAAAACGGCGTTGCGACAATCGGTGGTGTTTATTACGAAAACGCAGGCTTTGCCGACTTTTTTGTGCGTATCACCCCATCAATCGACACTTCGGCTGTTGCTGGCGATACCTATTTTGAACTGCCGTTCCAGCCGACCAGCGATGCGCCGTGCTTCGCCACAACCGTATTCAATTCATCCCTCGGCGGCATCGTTGCGGCAACCAAACGCTGCTACACCCCCAGCTGGACGAGCATCACAACCCCTATCACGATCTCGGGAAGGGTTCCGTTGCAAGCATGATGTTCATCAAAGTCGCACCCAAGAATATCGAATATGTATGGCCTGATTGCGCACGGTTTTTCAGCAACATGCCTGAGTGGAAACTGCCGCAGTTTGACTCTGCAACCGCATTGGCGCGTATCAAGGCCGGAGAACATGCCCTCCACGCTGTATTTAACACAAACGGCAATATCTGCGGCGCATATATCAGCCATGAGGAAACATACGTCAATGGAATCAAGTCTCTTTTTGTCGATGCTTTCTGTGGTGATGATTTTAATGCATGGAGTGCAGAATTTTTCGATGCAATCGAGAATTTTGCCAAGGAGAGCGACTGTGGGGCCGTCGAATACATTGGCCGCAAGGGATTTGCAAAACTAGACCCGACATATCAAGAGGATGGTCGGCTGTACGTTAAAATAATTGAGGGGAAACATGTCTAAATTTCTTAAAAAGGCTCTCGGTATCGCTCTGCCTTTGGCGGCTTCTTTTATTCCCGGTATCGGGCCTTTTGCAGGCGCGGCTCTTGGCGCAGGCGGTGGCTTGCTTTCGGGCGGTGGGCTTAAAGGTGCGCTGCTCGGTGGCCTTTCCGGCGGCTTGGGCGGGGGCTGGGGTAATAGCATTGCAGGCGCGGCTGGTTTGTCCGGCACAAGCGCAAACGTGCTGTCAAGGGCACTCTCCGGCGCAGCAGGCGGTGCAGCAACGGGCGGTCTCAAGGGCGCATTGCTCGGCGGCGCACTCGGTGGCGCAGGGGGCGCATTCCAGAGCAACGGCGGGTTTGCCGGTCTTGGCGACTTGTTCGGCAATTCCTCGGGCGGCATGGATTTGGGCGCAGGCATCGGTGGCGCATTGAAGAACGCAGGCGGCGGTCTTGCAGGCCCGTTGGGCATGGGCATAGGCGGTACGCTCTCCAATGTGGGTGGCGGGGGCGGTTCTTCTGCCTACAGCACTGCGGCTCCGGTGGCATCAGGTGCTATCAACGCATTCTCCGGTAACTCGGCGGCTGACGCGCTGGAAGACCAGCAAAAACGTGCGCTGGGCCTGATTACGCCCATCATGCGCGAACAATTCGACCCGGGTAACCTGCAAAACACCCCCGGCTACCAGTTCAACCTCGACCAAGGCACCAAGGCCCTGAACAACGCAGCCTCGGCCCGTGGCAATTACTTCTCTGGGCAGGCACTGACGGATGCGACACAGTTCGCCTCGGGGCTAGCTGACCAGACGTACAACAACGCATATCAGCAATGGCTGGCTGACCGTCAGCAACGCCTCGGCGCGGCTGGTGCGGCGGCCGGCATCCATCAGGGCATCGGTGAAACCCGCGCAACCAACATCCTCAACCAAGGCCAGAACGCTTCGCAATCGCTCTCGGCATTGCTCGGGCAGCTTGGCGGCGGTAATCAGCAGTATAACCCGCAGAATGGCACGTTCTCGAACCCCAACCAGCAAGGCATGGGCATTGAGCAGCTGCTTATGATGCTCCGTCAAGGCGGTATGCAGTAATGGCTGACCCCTCGCAAATCCTAGCACCCCGCGCTAGCTTGCTGGATTACCAGAAGCTTCAGCGTGAATTTGATATGCAGAAGGCACTGACCGGAGCGCAAATCAAAAAGCTGTCTATGGTTGACGTTGACCAGCTTGGGGAGCAGGCATTTATGAAGGCTGCGCAGGGCTTGGAATTGACCCCGCAGGAATTGGCGGCGGCGAAGTTCCTTGATGCGAAGTCGGGCGGTATCCAGTTTGACCCCGTAACTGGTGCTGTGGTGCAGAAGCCGCGGATCTCGGACAAGATCGGGCTGGGTGGCCTTCCTGCTTCTGGCGGGATGGCTGCGCCTGCTGGGGCTGGTATGCAGCTTCCTATGTCTAACCGAAAAAGCGGCGGCGCAATGGACTACGCAGACCTTGACGCTGAATTGGCTGCACTCGGCACTCCGCAAAATATGGGCGGCAATCAGCAACAGGCCGACCAATGGGAGCAGGTATATCAGGCACAGATGCAAGCCGCTGCCGGTAATCCAAAGCTTCAACAGCAAATCACCACGGATTACATGAAAAGCCGCCTAGCACCGAATGAATCGGAAGCCAAGGCCGCAGGTTTTTCTGACCGCATCAGCTCTGCAAATCCACTTATTGACCAGTACGGCGAAGCTTCGACAAATCCCGTTGACCAAGTTCTGTCAAAGGTTCCGCTTGTCGGAAATTACATGGTGTCTGACGAATACCAGATGGGCGACCAAGCGCGGCGCGACTTTGTGAACGCACAACTGCGCCGTGAATCAGGCGCAGTTATTGCCGATAGCGAATTTGCCAACGCTGAAAAGCAATATCTGCCTGCCCGTGGTGACAGCAAAGAAACGCTGAAACAAAAGGCGGCAGCACGTAAAATCGCGCTGGATAATATGCGTTTCTCTGCTGGGCCGTCTTACAAGGCTCCGAAAGAAGCACCGAAAGCCACGGGCGAAATCACCGCCGAAGATATTGCAGAATACAAACGCTTGAGGGGCATTAAATAATGGCTCTTACGCCGGAAAAAATCGCTGAACTTGACGCGCAATTCGGGGCGCAGCCGCAAGGTAGCCTTACGCCCGAAAAAATTGCAATTCTTGACGCTCACTTTGGCGTTAAAAACCCCGACCCAATGGCGCAGCTTCAGGGCGAGTTTGAGGCGCAGAAATCCGGCTTCGGCAAGGTTATGGCTGAAGGTGCGGCGCGTGAGGCTGCTATCCAAGGAACTCAGGATAATATGGGTTCTAAGGCTCTACAGCGTTTAGGCTCTGGGGCGCAAACGGCAACGGGCTTGGGCATCGAAGCAATCAAAAAAACCATGCCGCAGAACCTCAAGGATATGCTCGGCGCGGCGGCTCAGGAAGCCCTTGCAGGCGCGAATAAGCTTGGCAATGCCCTGCCCGATGTTACCCCGCAGATCGACTACAGGTTTTCGCCGGAAACCACGCGCAATATTGAAGCGGGGCTTAATCTGGCGGGTGCTATGCCTATTGCGGGGGCTGCCCCTACGGTGGCGAAGGCAGCACTTCCTGTTGCTAAAGCAGGGGTTAAGATTGCCGCAACCCCTTTAAAAGCCGTAGCAAATGAAGCTTCTGCGCTAAAAGCAGGCTATCAGGCTAGGGGCGTTGATGAATTGGTTGACGCTGCCGATATTATCAAAAATAGGTCTAGCGCGGCTTATGCAAATATGCGACAAATGGGGGCTGAGTTTACGCCTGCCACTTCCTCGAAAATTGCCAAGGAAGTCGGGGATGCGCTAAAGAAAGATGGAGTTTTAAATGAGCGTCTGCACGGTAATTCTATTGGTCTATATAATGACTTTGCCAAGGAACTACAGTCTGGAAATGTAGGGCTTGAAGGTCTTGACCAATGGCGGCAGCTTTTTGGCGAAGTCGCCGGAAACTTTAACGACCCGATAAACCAGCGCAAAGCGTCGATTATGATTGACGCTATTGATGACGCTGTTGATAGTTTACAACCCACTGACCTGCTTTCCGGCAGTAAAGACGCTGTTGACGCTCTCAACCTCGGGCGGCAGGAATGGCGCAAATACAAGAAATTCTCGGCAATCTCTGAAATCGTCAAAAAGTCTGACGGTGACGCGAATTATTTAAAACGCGAACTTAAAAAGTTTGTCGATAATCCCAAAAAAACACGCGGCTTCACCAAAGAAGAAAAGATGAAGCTGCAAACTGCGGCTGAATTGTCAACCGGAGAAGGCATTTACAAGATGCTGGGTAAATTCGGTATTGACCTCGGAAATTCCCGCCTTGGATCTGGCGTTGGCGCGGTTGTCGGTTCTGCTGCCGCCGGTGCGCTCGGCGGCGCAAGTGGTGCGGCTCTCGCCCCCGCTGTAGGCACTGCGGCAAGACAAGCCCAAAAATACAAAGCGCGTGGAAAAGTTGAAAATCTCTTGAAAGAGATCGAAAGGTAATATTATGGCCGTTCTCGCAGTACCCTTCTACCTCCAATTTGTCGATGAAAACGGCATCCCCGTTAACGGCGGCTTTGTTTACACGTATTCGGCAGGCACTAACTCGCCCAAGGCAACCTACACCGATTACACCGAAAACACCGAAGCGGCGAACCCCATCGAGCTTGACAGCGCAGGCCGTGCCACGATCTGGATTAACGGCAGCTACAAATTCGTGCTGACGGATGCTGACGGTAACGAAATTGAGACAACCGACAACGTGACCTCGTTTACAACCCCGCAGGATGCTGGTGACAGCTATTTTGAAGCGTTCTCCGGCACGGGTGCGCAGACGGTTTTCACGACCTCGGAAAGCCTTGGCACTGATGAAAAGGCCCTGATGATTTTCATCAATAACGGCGGCTGGGCTCCGATTAACCCCTCGGCATATACCATCAGTGGCACTACACTAACCTTTGCTGTTGCGCCTGCATCTGGTTCGAGCAACATTTTCGTTTATGCGCCTAGCCTGTTGGCGGCTGCTGCGGCGGCGAGTGCGAGTGCTGCGGCGGCTAGTGCTGCTCAGGCCTCATCTAGCGCGGTGGATGCTGACACAGCGAAAGATGCGGCTGAAACCGCAGAGACGAATGCGGAAACTGCGGAAACCAACGCGGAAGCTGCTGCTACAGCGGCTGCGGCAAGTGCAAGCTCGGCTTCGACCTCAGCCAGCACAGCTACTACACAGGCTGGCATTGCCACCACGCAGGCCGGAAACGCTGCGACCTCGGCTAGTGCGGCTTCCACTTCTGCGACAACTGCCAGCACTCAGGCGACCAATGCTGCAGCCTCAGCAAGCACGGCGACAACGCAAGCCAGCAACGCGGCAACGTCTGCCAGCACAGCATCTACGCAGGCAGGTATTGCGACCACTCAGGCTGGGCTGGCCGCTACCAGCGCAGCTGCTGCGGCTACGGCAGAGACCAACGCAGAGACGGCTGAAACAAATGCAGAAACCGCAGAAACAAACGCAGCTGCCAGTGCCGCAGCAGCTGCCGCCTCCGCAGCATCCATTGAGGGCATTCCCGCAGGTGGAACAACGGGACAGGCGCTGACGAAAATTGACAACTCTGACTACAATGTCGAATGGAGTACAGTCGCCGGCGGTTCATCTGACTTTGCAGATATTACTAGCGGCACTAACGTAACGGCTGCCATGGTGGTCGGTACGGGCGCAACTCTGGGCGCATCCGGCAGCGGCACCATCACTGCTACGGCGGTTCCTGTGGGCGGTGTGTCGGGGCTTGGAACTGGGGTGGGCACGTTCTTGGCTACTCCCAGCAGCGCGAACCTGCGCGCGGCGGTGACTGATGAAACGGGTACGGGGGCGCTGGTATTTGCTGATGGCGCAATCGGCGGGGCAACGGCGACAACTCAGACCCCTGGCGACAACTCCACCAAGGTGGCCACGACTGCATATGTGCAGGCCGCTATATTTGCAGCGCCGGTTATCGCTGCGTGTAAATATGCAACTACGGCGGCTCTTGCGGCTTCTACGTACAGCAACGGAGCTTCTGGCGTTGGCGCAACTCTGACTGAGGTAGGGCTTGGCGCACTAAGCGTTGATGGAACAACGCCTTCTGTTAATGACAGAATCTTGGTTAAGAACCAAGCCAGCACGTTCCAGAATGGTGTCTATACCGTGACGGTTGTAGGCTCGGCTGGTGTTTCATTCGTCCTGACCCGCGCCACCGATTATAACATCGCCGCCGATATCGACTTGGGCGATCAGGTGTTTGTTTCCGCTGGTGCCACGCTCTTGGGCACCACTTGGACACAGAACGGCACTCAAAACCCCGTCATGGGCACAAACCCCATCACGTTCGCGCAGACTGCCGGCCCGGGTTCATATACTGCTGGTAATGGCATCACGCTGACTGGCACATCTTTTGCTATTAACACAGCGGTTACTGTTGACCTGACCACGGCGCAGGCATTGTCGAATAAGACGCTGACTGCTCCGGCGCTGGGTACGCCTGTCTCTGGGGTTTTGACTAACTGTACGGGATTGCCGGTCGCTGGCGGCGGCACCGGAGCAGCAACTTTCACCGATGCTGGTGTGCTCATCGGAAACGGCACCGGCGCATTGCAGGTGACAACCGCAGGAACGGCTGGGCAGGTGCTTACCTCGAACGGCGCGGGGGTTGACCCTACGTTTCAGGCGGCGGCGGGAGGCGCGTTCGTCCTTCTCTCCACCCAAACCGCAAGCGCATCTGCAACGCTCAACTTTGCTAGCGTTATTACATCGGCCTATGACGCTTATATGTTCGTCATCGCAGACATTAAGCCTGCAACGGATGCGCAAAAGCTTTGGCTCAGAACATCGACAAACAACGGCTCAAGCTATGACGCTGGTTTGAGTGATTATGGGTGGACTATTTTCAATGAGACCGCACCCGGCGGGTCGCCGAGCGCGGCATCGAATGACGGATCTGACGATTCAATTGAATTGACCGCAACAGGGACAGGTAATGCTGCGACGGAGGGGTTGTCTGGTAAAATGTGGCTTTATACTCCCTTGGATACGACGAGACAAAAAGTGTTTACGTGGGATGTTTTATCTCAGAACAACGCCACCGTGCAGCAATTCAACCAAGGTATCGGCAGCAGACTGTCAACTGCTGACATTGACGCTGTGCAATTCCTGTTTGCATCCGGCAACATCGCATCGGGTAAAATCTACTGCTACGGCATTAAAAACACATAACGTAAAAGGAAACAAAAATGTCTATCCTATTCCAAACTGACGCGGTAATTGCAGCATCCGGCACGACCTCCGGCGCGGTGGAATGCCCATCGGGTTATAATCTTGTGGGCATGTTTGCGCCCGTTTGCACAGGAACGGCTTTGACGCTCACAATGGCGAAAGCCTTGGCGGGTACTTATGTGGCACAGAAAACCGCAGCTGACGCGGCAATCACCCTGACCATTTCAGGCACTGCGCATTATATCGCACTCGACCCGCTGCTGTTCCAAGGCCTGCAATTCATCAAGCTAGTATCCGGCTCGACTGAATTGGCAGAACGTACGTTCACGCTGGTATTCAGGAAAGCCGCATAATGCTGCTGGTAGCCCTCATCATAGCCATGGCCTGCCTTGCCCGTATGTCCGGCGGCGGTCTTGGCATGGCGAAGGTTCCAAGCAAATTCCATATGCTGCCGGAAGCTGTGTTTGGGCTAGTGTTCGGGGCTGCGGCTTGCTGGAATTATGGGATTTATGCGGGGATTGCCGGAACGGTTTTATCTGCCGCTGCCATGCAATCATCTACGGGCCTTTGGATGCATATGGGGGCACTTCCGGCTACGGCGCAATCAGGGCGCAAGCAAACCCTTTCCCGCGTTGTAGACCCCATCTGTGCTCGTTTCCGGTGGCCTTTGGGCGGCTGGCAATATTGCTGGCTGTTCGGGGCGATCAAAGGGCTGCTCATAGGGCTGGCCGCGTATCCCATTGGGTTACTGCTTGCCGTGCTGTGGCCTGCAAGCTACTGGCTCGGGCAACTTCTGAATATGCCAAAGGTAAAAGAATTGCTTTCCGGTGCTTGCGCAGGATTGTGCATCTGGCTAACCTTGTGAAAACGGAGGGATGCACCATGATGACAATCGAAAAGCTAGGCGACAAAATCCAGTTGAATATCTGGACGGGCGAAATGTGGGAGAGAAATCTTTTTGATACAACCGATGAAATGGAGATTTATTGCCATGAAAACGGGCTTTTCTGCGAATGACAACACGGGGGCGAAGATGAAACATGATGTTACGGTGGAAACTGGCAAGTTCGCCATAGGCGGCGCAGGCGTTACGCTCTACGCCCTGACCCTGAATGAATGGGTTGCCATTGTCACCATCATCTATTTCATCACGCAATGGGTTTACCTGATTTGGAAATGGTGGAAAGAATACAATGCGCCGAAAGCAAAAAAAGGTACGGCTGCCGAGAAGCAAAGCCGCAAGAAACCTGCCGCCAAACAAGCGTCACGCAGATAAGCGGCGCAAGGTGTGGGCTGAAACGGATATTCGGCTTTATCCGGATAACGTATAATACGTATTCTCTGTATAATTAACACAAATGAGTTGTTGCAAAATCTGCAACAGCTGAAAACGGGTATCTTTCAAGATACCTATTCGGCTCAAAAAAAGGGCTTTTATGATACGATTGCGGCGGTTAATCGCGTCATTCTCCGCATAAGGTGATTGTGCAAGGTTGCTAGATTAACTAGCCGTGACTGCCAACTATTCGAACTATGACAGAAACCGGACGCTATCCGGTCATGCCGCGTACACACCGAACCTCACGAAAAGCATTATATACAATCTGTATTTAAAATTCAACAAAACTATTTGCCATTTTTTAACCTACGTTAACCGAAAATAAGTTATTCTATGCATTGGGGAGCTTAATGCATGGGGTTATCACGCATTAGAAAGTGGGGGCTTGCGGTTGGTTTTGTCGCCGCGCTCACTTTTTGCGGTGCTGTGTATTCTGCTGAGAGCCGCTATTCGTGCCTTCCGCTGGCTTCGCTCCTGAACATGCTCATAAAAGACCAGTTCGCCATGACAGCCATCGGTGACGTTCCGCACCGTGGCGCATCTATTGAGTTGGTTATCAATCAGAAAACAGGTGATTGGGTTATCTTCGGCATAGACGCTGACTTGAACGCGTGTGTGATTTTAGAGGGTACTAATTGGCGATTTATAGGGGTGCGCAAGGCATGAGGGTATGCTTTTATGACTTGGAAACCTCCCCAATAATCGCAGCCACATGGGCTTTATACGACCAGAACATCCCATACCAGCACGTTATCCAAGACACATTCGTTATCTGCGCAAGCTGGAAATTCCAAGGCGATAAAAAGATTGATTCCGTCTCCATGCTGGACGATGCCAAGCGGTTCATCAAAGACCATACGGACGATTTTATCATCATTAAAAAGCTGCATTGGGTATTCCAGCAGGCTGATGTAATCGTGGCCCACAACGGCAATAAGTTCGATTGGAAGCGGTTTATGGCGCGGGTTGTCTATCATGGCCTGCCGCCCATCGACCAGCCGCAGATGGTTGATACGCTGGTGGAAGCCCGTAAATGGAAATTCACCAGCAATAAGCTTGATGACCTCGCCACGCATCTGAAACTGCCGCGCAAGATTGAGAACGAAAAGGGGTTGTGGGTGAAGGCGGCGCAAGGTGACGTTAAATCCATCCGCGCCATGATACGTTATAACAAGGGCGATATTCCCCCGCTGGAAAAGCTTTACAACAAGCTGCTGCCCTACATGAAATCAACGCCTAACCGCAATCTGTATTCCGACCATGAGTGCTGCCCTAAATGCGGTAGCCTGAAATTCCAGCACAGGGGTTTTAATTATACCCGCGTTTCAAAGTTCAAGAAATATCAGTGCATGGAGTGCTACGGCTGGTTCACGAATAAGACGCGTGTGAAGGGGGTTGAATTTAAATGACCCGAGAGACCGTCAAGATCGGAAACCGCAAATGGACTGTGACCTATAGGCGTAAGCTGCAAGGCGATATGCTCGGCTGGTGCATCCTTGCGCCCAAGTGGGAAATCCAGATTAAGAAAGACCAAGGCGATATTGCCGACACAATCCTACATGAAATCCTGCACGCCATCTGCCATGACCAGAAACTAAAGCTTGAGGACGAGGAAGAAGAACGGATAGTATTGGCATTGGCAACGGGGTTAACACGGTTCTTCCGCGATAATCCGGAATTTACGGGCAAGCTGATGGGCGAGATTTATGCTGACGAATAAACAAAAAGCTACCGGCGCAGGGCTTGCCGCATTGCTGGGGGCTGTTGCGCTGTTTACGCAGCCATGGGAAGGGCGGGAATATGTCGCCTATTGGGATGATTTGGGCAAGGTATGGACGGTATGCGATGGCGACACGCACGGCGTTACGGCTGGAATGGTCGAAACCCCCGCAGGCTGCGATGCAAGGCTGAAGGCTAATTTAATTTCCGCAAACAATGACTTTGAACGGCTGGTAAAATACCCCGTGCCGGACGTTTCGCGCATTGCCTTTATTGACTTCATATTCAATGTAGGGGCCGAGAAATTCCGCAACTCGACAATGCTCAAAAAGATCAACGCAGGGGATTTGCGCGGGGCTTGTGGCGAGTTCATGCGCTGGACGTATGCAGGCGGCAGGAATTGCGCGGATAAGGTTAACAAGTGTTATGGCATTTACCTGCGCAGGGTGGCCGAAACAAAGCAATGTATGGCGGGTGTTCAATGATTGCATGGTTTTTGGGGCTTGGGGTGCGTTTCTGGGTGGGTATGGCCGTGGGCTGTGCCTTGACAGCCAGCGTTTTAGGGGGCATTCATAAGCTATCTAATGCCATGCTGACCCATAAGCTGCGCAATCAATGCGTAGCTGCCCAAAAGTTAACAAATGAGGTATCCGATGGTTTACAGAAAGAAATTGCTGCCCTTGATGCTCGGCTGCGTGATGCTCGGCGGCTGTACGGCAATACCTGTGCAACCTTCACCCCCCCGCGATATGATGCAGCCCCCGGTAGGCCACTTTCTGGAACGGTTCCTAAAGGAGCTGGAAACAGCGTCTCCATCCCCGTTGGAAAAATCATCGATTTAATGGGCGAAGCTGACAAAGAGGTGGCAAAGCTTAAAGCTTGCCAGAGGTTCCTGCGTGGAAGAAAATAAAAGACCGAAGCCCGTGCCGACAATGACCGCAGTATGTGACGGCTGCAAGGTAGAATGGTACGATTTCCAGTTTTACAAAAAGTCAAACCCGCCTGCCATTGATGCAGAGCCGGTTGTGCTGCCAATATTCGAGGGGATATTTGTCAGGAAGTAGCCCTAGCCGCCCTTCTAATCTGCGCCCTGATATTCAGCCAAGCCCGTTTGCTATTCGGCTGCTTGGCCTTGCATAAGATACCGCAGAATTGCCCGTTGACGTATAGCTTGGCATGTTTGCTGCCGGCCTCAATGCGCCATGGTAATGTCAGGCTGTCAAGTTCGGATTGGATTAGGGTGGGGAGTTTCATTTCCCCTCCGGTGTCTGGGTGCGCTCGTATGCTATGGCAGAAATAATGGCGTGGAGTTCGGCTAGTTCTTCGGTGGGCAG